TGCATGATCGGCATGGATCGATTCTCGCTCGCGCAGTGGGATAGCTTGCGCGAGAACATTACCGGGTTGCTGAAAAGCTACCCGAACGCGCGGGTGTGCGGGCATCGCGATCTGTCGCCGGACGTGGATGGCGATGGGGTGATCGAGCGCTGGGAGTGGTTGAAGGAATGTCCGTGTTTTTCTGTCGAAGACTGGTTGGCGCGCGGAATGCAGCCGCTACCGGAGAATATATTGGCTGATCCGCCCGCTCCCTCACCCCATCCCTCTCCCGGAGAGAGAGGGGGAGTTGGTTCGCTGATGCGACCGTCAAGGGAGGCGGCATGATGCGCTTATGCCGCCATTCGAACGGCGACCCGAGCGCCTCGAAAACTTGGGCGGCGGTTTTCAACGCGGTCATCCTTTTTAAATTCGCGTTGTCGGGGGTGTCCATCGGCGGCGTGGTATTCGGCACTTTTGACGCGACCGCGGCGGCGGCGTTGGCGGGTGTGGTTAACGCCATTTATGTCGCGCGGGAATATCAAAACAAGCAGTCCCTGGACGGCAAATGAAAACTTACCTTATTGGGTTCGCGCTCGGCATCGCCGTCTCTTTTGGCGGCATGGCCGCATGGCAGAACCTGCAACCGCCGGCCGTGGAGGGCAAAACCGCGCCGGCGATCGCCGGCCTGCCGACCGAGATTATACCAATCAAATCCGTCAAAGTTTTCGTGCCGGCGGCGAAAAAGAAGCTGGACCTGCCAAAGGACGTCCAGGCGGACAGGGCTTTACACGTCACCGGCGCGACCACGGTCGCCTGCGATGAGCGCGACAAAACCGTTTCGTCCGTCTTAAGCGAGCAGACCGGCGAAACGGAGATGTTTGTTAAATTGGATCCTCTCCCTTGGTTCGCTCGCGAGAGGACGACCGATCTGTCGCTGGATTACGGATTTAAACGCGATGTTACCGCGCCAGTCGCGCGGCTTGGCGCGCGCGTCGACCTGGTACAGATCAAGGGCGCCCATCTCGGAGTTAACGGCTCGCTAGACAGCGGCGGCGGCTACTTCTACGGCGTGGGCGTGCGTGTAAATTTCAGATAATGGACAACCTCGACATGGCGAGCGATAACGAACAGCGCGAGCTGGAAGCCTTGATCGCGCGCCAGGCGGCGCGCGGCGAAACCAAGGAGACGCCGTTTGTGATTGAGGGCAAGCGCGTGTGCCTGGATTGTTTTGAGCCGATCGCTGCGAGGCGACTAAAGGCCAACCCCGACGCCGTGCGGTGCATTGGATGCCAACAAGATAAGGAGAGCGGCCGTGGAATTGATTGAGTGGGTCAAGATCATCGCGACTGTTGTCATGCTGATTGTTTCGGCCCTTATGGCGGTCGCCGGCTATTTCGGGAAAAAGATGATCGATGGGTTTGGCGATGAATTGAAAAAAATGCGCAGTTGTCATCATGAACTGGAAAAGGATTTTCTCAAATTCCAGGCGCAACTGCCGCGCACTTATGTGTTGAAAGACGACCACATCCGGCACATTACGATCGTGGAAAAAAAGATCGACGACTACGCGCGCAGGACGCAGGACGCGCTGGCGTCCATCGAAAGCGACGTTAAGCTTTTGTTGCGCGAAACACCCAAGAGGAAGACCGATGCCTAAACATGATTATCGTATCGCCCGCGGCGAGATCCTGCGGATGCTGTACCGGATGTACCCCGATGCGGTCGGGGATAATGTAATCGAGAGCACCTTCATCTGGATCACGCCCGGCGTGATCAAGGGCCACGTCCAGTTTCTGATCGATAGCGGTTATGCCACGCGCGAAGAGGTCGATCACGAGAAATACGCATTCTCGACGGCGAACTATATTCTCAAGATCGTGCCGAAAGGTATTGATCTGTTGGAGGGCAATATCGAGAAAGATCCCGGTATCCAGACCCCGCCAATGTGATGAAATCTCGGCGCTCGCATAGCAAAGTCACGCGGCTCCCCGCGGACCTGGTTGCCGCGATCAACCAGGCAATGGTGTGCGGAAAAACTTACACCCAAATCGCGGTAATGATAAGCGGATGGATCGCAGAGGGACAGATCGATAAGACGGCCGCGCCCAGCCGGGCCGGCGTTGGCCGTTATGGGAAGGATTTTTTAGCGCGCATGGAAATATTAAGCCGTGTGCGCGAGCAGGCAAAAGCGATTGTCACGCAGGCCGACGGCGACGGCCTGGTGCTGGAAGAGGCCGCGAGCAACCTGGCGCTGAACGAAATAATAACGGTGCTGATGAAAGCGGACCCGGAGGTGGGGCTAAAGGCGTCGGACGTGGCGTTTATCGCCACCGCGATCGGCAAGCTGCAGTCGTCCTCGGTGCAGCGCGAGAAACTGAAAACTGATTTTGCGAGGCGCGCGCGCGAGGCGGTGAAAAAGATTACGGCGACCGCTACGAAAGCCGGCCTCTCGCAAGAGACGATCGCGCAGATCGAGCGTGATGTGTTGGGGATCGCGCGGTGATGAACCCGAACCCGGCCGCGTACTTTTTGCCCTACCAGATCGCGTGGATCGCGGACCAGGCGCGATTCAAGATCTGGGAGAAGTCGCGGCGCATCGGCGCGACGTATGTGCAGGCGTATGAAGATGTGCTTGACGCCGCGCGGCAAGACAAGCCGATGGATGTGTGGTTTAGCTCCGCCGACCAGTCGGCGGCGCTGGAATATATTTTGTACGCCGCGCAGTGGGCGAAATTATTTAATTTGGCGGCGCAGGATCTCGGCGAGATCGTTATCGATTCCGAAAATAACATCAAAGCCTATTCGATCGAATTCGCTACCGGGAAACGCATCAATGCGCTGTCGTCGAACCCCAAGGCGTTCCGCTCCAAGGGCGGCAAATTGGTGCTCGATGAATTCGCGTTTCACAAACAGCCGGAGGAGCTGTGGAAAGCGGCGATGCCGATTATTACCTGGGGTTTCCCGGTCCGGGTGCTCAGCACCTACAACGGCAAGGGTAATCGTTATTACCGCATGGCGAGCGATGCCAAGAAGGGCAACAACTGGAGCTTGCACACCACCACGATCGTGGGCGCCGTCAACCAGGGGCTTGCCGATAAAATCTCAGGGCGCCCGTTGACGCCCTCGGAGCGCGAGGCATGGACCGCGGAACAGCGCGCCGCGGCCGGCGACGAAGAAACATGGCAGCAGGAATATATGTGCGAGCCGGTCGACGAGGCTACGGCCTGGCTCACGTGGGAGCTGATCACGAGCGCCGAGCATCCGGACGCGGGCAAGCCCGAGATGTACCAGGGCGGTGATTGTTACGTCGGCAACGATATCGGGCGGCGGAAAGATCTCGCCGTCATCTGGGTAAGCGAAAAGCTGGGGGACGTGCTGTGGACGCGGGAGGTAATCAAAATGCGTGGGGCTAAGTTCGCCACGCAGGACGCCGAGCTCGACCGCGTGGTGGGCGCCTATAAAGTCCGCCGTATATGCATGGACCAGACCGGGATGGGCGAGAAGCCGGTCGAGGACGCTAAGAAGCGTTACGGCGAATATAAGGCCGAGGGCGTGCTGTTTACCGGGCCGGTAAAGCAGCACCTGGCGACGGTCGGCAAACAAGCTTATGAGGATCGCAAGGTCCGGACGCCGGAGGATCGCGCTATCCGCGAGTCGCATCACTCGGTGCGTAAATTGACAACGGTCGCCGGCAACCCGCGCTTTGACGCAGACCGCAGCGAGGTGGGGCACGCGGACGAATTTTGGGCGCACATGCTGGCGCTGCACGCGGCGGAGAATACCGCGCAGCCGGCCGCCGGCAGCACGGTCGAGCCGACGGAGGACGATTTTGTTCCGGAGGCCATGCGGGGCCGCAAACGCGCCTCGATGTACGGAAGGGGCGGCTTGGGGCAGAAAATGGGGCCACGGCCCGCTTAAACACTTTAAATAGTACTAAAAAAACGGATCAGACAATGCCAAAACTCGAATTTAAATGCATTGAGAAGGTAACGCGGGAACATATTTTCAACGACGCCGACGATCCGGTCGTCCAGGTGCGGTTTGGTGTGTCGGAGCGGGAACCGTTCGGCGTACAAACGCCGGGGGTGGAGTTTTCCGCGTGGATGATAAAAAGCGTGGCGGACGAATATGACGTTGGCCGGTACTATATTTTTGATAGCTCGCCCAACGCCGGGGATTGTTGATGCAAAAACTGCTCGAAACAATGCGCCTCAAACTGGTCGCGCTATTGCAGCCGGCGCCGGCCGCGCCCGGACCGGAAACCAAGCTCCTGGAGGCCTACGGCGCCACCATCGACCCCGACGAGGATCAGTGGCGGAAACTGACGGAATCCGGCAGCAAGCGCGATCTGACGCCGCTGACGCAGCATCGCATGCAGGAGATGGCGCTTTATCTGTGGGAGTCAAACCTCCTCGCCAATCGCATCATCGAGCTGACCACGAGCTATCTGCTGGCCGAGGGCGTGCGCCTGGTCGCCGCGGATGAGGCGGTGCAGGAAGTCATCGATAAATTCTCGAACGACCCGATAAACGAATTCGATTTGAAGCTGTGGAAAAAGGTGCGCGAATTGTTGCTGTTCGGCGAGCAGTGCTGGCCGGCGTTCGTGAATGAGGTGAACGGCCATGTCCGCATCGGTAATCTCGACCCGGCTCTGATCGAGACGATCGTGACGGACCCGGACAACGGCGAGCAGAAAATCGGCATTGTTACCTGTAAGGATAAAAAGGGGTATGCGCGGCGGTACCGGATTATCGTGAACGGTGCCGAGGAGGATCTTTTCACGGCGCGCACGCGGGCGATACGCGACACCTTCGTCGACGGTGAATGCTTCTATTTCGCGGTCAACGATCTCAGCAACGGCCGCCGGGGACGCTCCATCCTATTGGCGCAGATCGATTGGCTCGACGCCTACGATCAATTCTTATTCGGGGAAGCGGAACGCGCGGCGGCGATGCGCGCATTTATTTGGGATGTCACACTCACCGGCGCGACGCCGGAGGAAGTGAAAAAACGCGCAGGCGATATTAACGCGCCCAAGGCAAACAGCGTGCGCGTGCACAATGACGCCGAAGTATGGAAAGCCGAATCGCCGGATTTAAAGGCGCAGGATTCGAGCGAGAACGCCAGGCTGTTCCGCAATCATATTTTAGGCGGCGCAACGGTGCCGGAGCATTGGTACGGTGGCGGCGGCGATGTCAATCGCTCCACCGGGGAATCGATGGGGGAGCCGACGCTTAAAGTCTTTACCATGATCCAGACGTTTATCGGCTACATGCTGATCACCGTCGGCAAATATGTGATCCGCCAGTGGGAGCTTAAGCACAACAATCGCGAGCCGGACCTCAACGATCCGGTCTACAAACTGGAAGCGCAGTTCCCGGAGATGACGGCGCGCGATACCACCAAATACGCGGCGGCCTTGCAGCAGGTTACGGTCGCGGTGGGGATGGCGGTCGACCGCGGGCTGATGACGGAAGAGACGGCGATCCGCATTATCGAAAATATGTCGGCCAGGCTGGGCGTCGAGTTCGACGCCGAAGAGGAACTGGCGGCCGCGCGCAAGGTGGCGGAGAAAAAGAAAGAGGAAGATGTGATTGTCGATCCGCCCGAGGATCCGGGCGCGCCGCCTACTCCTGGGCAGCCACCGAATCCGGGGGGGGGCGGGATGAAGGAAGCAGCCGATGCCGCGGAAGATAAGGTGCGGGAAGCGGTTAACGCCGGCAAGGAATTGCTCGAAGCCTCGAACGCCGCTCTATCGAAGGCGGTTGTGGCATTGTCCGAAAAATCACCGGAGCCGCTGCACCTGCATGTCGCGGTGGACGCGCGCCAAGGACCGGTGACAAAAGAGATTGTGATTAAGAAACCAGACGGCACCGAGCTGCGTGCCCAATCAACGGAGAAGACCAATGCCTAATATGCGGCTAGCAACACCTACGCGCAACGCGGTCTGCGACAAGGTTCGCGATCTCATCGACGGCGGGGTCGCGGCGGGGACGATCAAATTTTATACCGCCGCCCAACCGGCCAGCGCGGACACGGCGATCGGCGCGCAAGTTTTGCTCGGCACGTTAACTTTTGCCGACCCCTCCGGTCCGGCCGCGGCCGCCGGCACGACGAACTACAGCGCCATCACCGAAGATTCATCGGCTGACGCGACCGGCACGGCGGCGTGGGCGCGCATCGCGGATTCCGCGGGCAATACTATTTTTGATTGCGACGTGACCGCGACCGGCGGTGGCGGAACGATTGAAATCAATACGACAAGCATCGTTGCCGGCGGGCCGATTCGGATCACCAGTTTCAGCTCGACGATGCCGGCGGGTTGATAGATGCTTCTGCTAACCTCAGTTACCGATAAGCTCCAGATCGTCACCGGCTCCGCCGTAGCCGTCGATGTTCACGCGAGCTACGTTGACATCACGCTGGCGACGGGGAACTTCGCGTCGGCTGCTCCTCAGAACACGCTGATCACCACCGCTGCAACCACGGACGTGGTGTCGTCTCCGGGCGCCGGGATCGCTCGTAACATACAGACACTCTCCGTCCGCAACAAGAGCGCGACCTCCCCGCAAGATATCACCGTTAAGCATATTGGGGGCGCGACGACGGTAGAGCTGATCAAGGTCACGCTGCGGGCTGGGTACCAACTTTGCTACATCGACGGGGAAGGGTGGGAGCTGTTGGACGCCAACGGCAACGTGCTGCAATCCACCAATACGCGGCCAGTACAGTCGGTCTATGACGCTCAAGTGGATTTCGGCTTCGTGGGCGATCTCGTAACTGTATTTGACGGCGCGTGTAGCGTCGCTTCCCCATCTAAGATCACCTCGGCGACCGCCGCGTTTGATGTGAACGCGTTGGTTGGGCAGCGGATAACGCTGGCTGGCGCCGGCGCGGCGGGCGCGGTGTACGTGGGCGCGATCACGGCGATAGATTCCGCCGGCCAAGTCAACGTATCTCCGAACATCTCCACCACGGTCGCCGCTAAGGGGCTCGGCTTCGGCACGGATAACACGGCGGCGATCGCGGCAATGGTTGCCGCCGTCAACAACGCGGCGTTCCCAGGCGCGCGGGTATTCTTCGGGCGCAGCTTCTCAAACGCCTATGGGTTCCCGACGCGGGTAGTGTTCAACAAGCCGGTGCAGGTGGAGGGGATCGGCGGCGGTCATACCGCCGACACCGGCGACTATACCAGAATCGGTGGGACGCGGCTCGCCTGGTGGGGTGATTCGATTGATAGCGGCGTGGCTTACTCAGCGTTCTTCGAGTGTTCACCGGTTGGCGTTCAATCACTCAAGCGTGTGGCGTTCCGTAGTTGCTGGCTGGATTGCCGCAACGGCGATCAGAACGAGTATCTATTCGGGTTGAAGTTGCACTCGTGCCACGGCTTCATGCTCGATGACTTCTTCATTATGGACGCGTTGGCTGTTGGATTGATCACCAACGTCGATGCTGATCCGACCGAGGCGAAGGATACTACGCGGTTCTCAATCAAAAATTTCTGTGTACGAGAACTCGATAATCCCACCCCAGCAATGACTGCTCCGATCTTGATGACGAGTTCCGTCACCTTGACCACGGCGCCCCAGAATCTCACGGTTGCGGCGAATACACTCCCGGCGGCGGGCTATCTGTGGACGGTTTGTAATAATGGCTATCCGGTTTTGGTGAAGTACACGGGCGGAGGCGGTACTACGACTCTGACCGGTTGTGTTGTTTCGGCGGAGGAAGCGGTCAACGCGCCTCTAACACTAAGCGGCGGTAACGTTGTACAGGCAGTCCCGGGCAATGCGGCGTGTGTATTATTTGACGGCGCCACAACCGCAAATACTTGTTGCGGTGCCATAGAGATGATCCAACTGTCTCACGGTACAACGTGGGGGCCGGCGGCGATGGAATATAGGAATGCTGATTCTATCGATTGTCAACAGCCTATGATTAACGGTGGGAATGCTACCAACGACGGCGCGATCAATCGCATTCGTAAACCAGGAGTCAGATTATGCGGGTCAAGTAGTAGCGATACTTTAGCGGCGCGCAACAATGTGTTTAAGGGGGGATCAGCAGGTGTCGGTGGTGTCAATGTTATGGGTCTGAACAGCGTCGGTACGCGTATATCGGCAATGCCGGGCCCGAATTATTGGAGTCTGTACCAGATGGGTAACGGCGAGCCGATACCGGTCGTTGAAGGCAACGCCTTTTTCGACTGGCAGCCGAACGGGGGTTTTGGTTATGGGCAACGCGGGTCAGCCTCTATTGCGGACCAAGTTGTAGCGGCGGCGACGCTGACGCTCCTTACTGGATCTTTGATTCTAGTTCCTCCGCAAGGCTTCCAAGTCGGCACGAAGTTCCGGTGGAAGCTGAGAGGCTCTAAGACCGCTGCCGGTACTGCGGTAAGAAACTTCTTTATCAAAATCGGCATCAATGGAACAACTGCGGATGGTACGGTGGCGACCTTCTTGTCGTTGGGCGCCGTTACGGCAGCAGTTGACATCGGTGATTGGGAAGTAGAGTTCACTGTGCGGACTCTTGGCGCCGCTGCTACAGCAGTCGCTCATCTGGTAATGCAGCATCAGCTCGCGGCGACGGGGTTGTCGGCTAATAATCCAGATGTGAACGTGGGTACGATGGCGGCGTTTAATTCCACGACGCCAAAGTTATTCGTCAGCTTGTGTCTTACGACCGGCGCTTCGGAGGTGATCACAATGCAGAGCTGCGGCGTCGAGTGCATCAACCCGGCGAACCCGTAGAGGTTTACGATGGCAAATAAATTCGTCGGCGATAACGCGTTTAGCGGCAAAGGCTGGTTCTCATCGCTGCTGATTGGCGCGGGCTGGTTCGACCAGGAATTGATTGATGTCTCCGGCGGTGCGGTTGTCACCGGCACCGGTACCGCCACACTACCGGCGCTTACTGATGCGGCGTCCGCCGCTCATGGCGTCCTGGGTAATGCGGCCGGGACGCTCTCGCAGATCACGGCGGCCGGCGCCGCCATTCATGGCGTTTCCGGTGTTGAGGCGGGGGCGCTTCCGGCGATTACCGCCGCGGGCGTCGCTAACGACGGGTCGGTAACAGGAGCGGCGTCAGCAACGCTGCCGGCGATAGAGGCGTCTGGACTCGCGGAAAGCGAGCAGCCGCCGGTTATATCGGGCGGGCAGGTCCGCGCCCGCGTTATACGGCGCGTTATACCGAAACCGCGCACGCATGTGCTGGGGTATGCGGTGGGCGTACTGCCGGCACTATCGGCGCGGGCAGCGGCAACGCATGCGGTAAGTGCCAATGGTTACGCTGTGTTGCCGACGCTTTTGGGCGCGGCGGTTGCGGCGCAGGGTGTGTCCGGCGCGGGTGCGGGGGTGTTGGGGCCGATAAGGGCGTCGGGCCGCGTGAAACATGACTGGATCAGTGATGATGATGTGTTGCTTCTTTTGGCGGCCTGATCCTTCACCCCCGGCCCTCACCCCGGCCCTCTCCCGGAGGGAGAGGGGGAGTTGGTTCGCTGATGCGACTTTTATGATATGACAGACGCTGAACGGGAAAAACGTTTTCGCCAGGAGCGGACGGCGGTGCTCAGGCAACGCACCGCGATCCAGCGCGACGCGCGCGCGGAGATCATCCGGCAGCTCCGTTCCACGATGGACCAGGTTAAGGCGGTTCTCGCGGGCGCGCCGAGCGATTATCAGTTGTGGTCGTTGCCGCAATTGCAACGATCGATGGAGCTGGCGCTCTCCGAGATGGATCAGGCAATTTCCAGCGCGCTGGGGTCGGCCGCCTCGCGCAGTTGGGAGGCCGGGCAGGAGCTCGTCGATGGGCCGATCGAGGCGGGCGGGATCCGGATCAGCGCGGTGCTGCCGGAGATCGATATCCGCCAACTGCAGGCGATGCGGACATTTATGACCGGCCGGATAAGAGACATCAGCACAACGATCGCGAATAGAATCAATGCGCAGCTCGGTCTGGTGATTATCGGCGCGCAGTCGCCCTCCGATGCGGTGGCCGCGATCAAGGATCTGCTCGAAACCGGCGGGCGCTCGCGCGCGATCACGATTACACGCACGGAGCTTGGCCGCGCTTTTTCCACCGCGGCGAACGAGCGCATGGTCGCCGCGGCCGAGCATTTGCCGGGGCTACGAAAGCAATGGCGGCGCAGCGGCAAAATCCATAGCCGGCTGCACCACGATTCGATTGATGGGCAAATACAGCCAATGGATGAACCGTTTGTGCTCGGCAACGGTGTGCGGATCATGTATCCGCGCGACCCGGCCGCGCCGGCCGCCGAAACAATTAATTGCGGATGCGAATCCCTCGATTACATGGAAAATTGGGACGTGACGAATCCGGGCAAGATGCCGTTTACCGATCAGGAGTTGGCGCTGAGCGCGACGAAGCGGGCGCTTGAACAAGCCGCGTAAACCCCCTGTTTTCCGCCGTTTTTTTGCGCTGATTCAGGTGATTTTCAGCCAAAATCAGCGCTTTACCGTAACTCATTGATCCCTATAAATTTTATTTTTGCCTACCTTGCATTGAAACATGCAAGTACATATCAGGGTAGCGGGTAGATCGATATCGTGGCTCCTGGCGCATTTTTTAGGCCCCGGAAATTTACCTCCTTTTTTTGAAAAAAACACTTGCAATATACGATGCAAGTACTATAATTATGGTTATGTAGTACCGCGCCCCGCGGATCGTGGCACCAGCAATACCTAGGAGTAAATTGTATGAAACAGGTAATAAATGGCAAAACTTACAATACCGAAAACATGACCGTATTGGTATCGGTCAGCCGCTATAACAATGGCACTTTTGCGGGCAGCGACAGCATCCGCGTGACCAAAAGCGGCGCTTATTGTTTTGTTGCAACATCCAACGGGCAAGACCTATACAGGGAGGCATTTATCGAGGCGAT